TACATGAAGTCCAATAGGCATAACACAGGGTTCGTTGAATATGCGAAGCGATCCGTGCGTGGGTCGTAGACTCTGCGGCCTTTCACGATGACTGCGACCGATGGATTGCCATTGAGTTCTGAGTTCACCGAGAAATACATATCGAGCCATGCCATGTGCGGGTAGCCGCCGACCTCGTTGTAATTGTCTGGGGCATCGCCATCGTGGTAGATGTATCCCGTGCCACCTTTGACTGCATCGCCCTGAACATCAATCGGATGCTTGTAGCAATGCTGGCGGGCGAGACGCAGGTCGCCCGGGTACTTCGACGTAACCGTAGTCGGGAACGCCTGCCATCCTTCGTGCATACGATTGATATACGCAACGAGGGCAGAGATACTAACCTGCCATTCATAGTAGGTTTCGCCTTTCTGTCCATCGTCTTTGTTGCAGAGGTATACGTCGTGGAGCTTGCCGTTTGCGAGGAGGTATAAATGCTTGTCGATGATAGCAGCCTCGGCATCTTCGTACAACAAGTTCTGCAACGTGAACACAGCGTACTCAGCCTGCCCACTCTTCGTCGGGATGATGAGGTCATTCGCTGATACCGACACGATACCTTCGATACCACCCTCGCAGAGAACGACGTGCTTGTGGAGCAGGTTCGCTTCCGCGTCCGTCCAATGGTATGTCTGGTTGCCGACAATCTTCCGCATACCATAGACAACAGGGAGCTGCCCGTTGGAAGTCATCTGCTCCTGTGCTCTGTCAAAGCGCTGGACATCTGGAGAACCAGACATGCCCATGTCCAATTTCGGCTGATGCGTTGCTGTCCAGATGGAACCACCGAGGGATGCACCAAGGATTGCGCCACCCCACTTAGCAACGCCAAAAGCCCAGCCTCCGTAGAAGAAACCAGCGACACCGAAGAGAATACTCATGAACAGCTTGCCGCCAGACTTGCCATGGTGATGTCCGAATCTCTGTAAATCAAATTGGAAAGCACGATCGGACATCGCGTTCCGTGCTTCCATCTTTACCTTCATTGCATGCGTCATGTTATCTATACTCGCTTTCGAATGGGATTGCTGGGAATCCGCTGTAGTGCTTCATGTTGTTATACTCACGACAACGCTTCACCGTCTTGTTGCACCCACGAACCAGCGTCGCTTTCTTCCCGACCACGTTGGCCTGAGCAAAGTTGACGTTGACCTCCACCTCGTTCCCATCGGATTCAATGATGCCACGGGACTCGCCAATGATTGAAATCGTTCCGTCCTTCCAATGGTTGTACTTGAAACTCCGATTGAGAGTGATGGTGTTGTCAGTGACTCTCGTGATGGTTGCCGTCTGCTTGTCCAAGCTCATGCCGCATTCTGCATCGCCGAACTCGCTGTTGCAAGCCAGACGGAAATCACGGTTCGGGCAATCGACTTCCGGCAGACGGGCAACGAGCTTGCAGCTGAATGCGCCAGCGGAGAACGACGGCTCGTCAATCGTGCCAGAGAAAACCCATTGCACAATCGACGGGTCTTTGAGACTGTCTGGGTACTGGATGCGGAAAATCGTAGCCGAGCACCCACGGAAGTCGAAGCCGTTCAATGCAAACTTCAGCATCTCGAAGGAGCAATCGCCGAGGGAAATGCTGCACGAATCCACGATGTTGTCCGTGGTCTTCGTAATCTCTCCGCGCTGGAACGGAACGCCATAATACGTCTCGCCATCGAACACGATGTTCTCATCGCAAGCAGCGACGCGCATCGTTCCCGTGCGGAGATCAATTGAATAAAGCTCGATAAAGAATGGATTCTTGGAATCCTTTGCTTTCTGCATCGAGACTGGCAAAATTACACTCATTGTTCTAACCTCCTGAAACCATATTTGAACGATGGAGTCCACCATGCACGAGTGTAGATCGTCGATTCACTCTTGCCGTAGACCGTGGGGACTTCCATGCCCAGCACCTTGCCGTACTGTAGGTAGATACCGAGGTGTTCATCTTTGTCGAACTTCATCACGACAACATCGCCGAACGATAAATCATCGTAGTCTACGCGACGGAAATTCTTTAGCAGATATTCGTAGAGCCGACGCCACATACGCGGCTCGGCAAAGTTTTCTTTCGTGACTTCTTCGGGCTTGTCATCGGTGAACGTCTGCGGCCAGCCATGCTCCCGATAGAACAATCGCACCAGTCCGATGCAGTCGCAGCCATCGAAGGATGACTCCCCGAAGTAATGCGGGATGCCGACGTATTTGTTGATGTCTTCCATCAATCCACCACCTCCAATTCCATGCTGCATTCGAAGCCGACAATGTTACCAGCCTCGCGATGGTCTGTGATACTGAGTTTGTCCGGCAGAAGCACATGGAGAGTTTCACCGTTATTTTTGTAGGTCAGCGGCGTCCGGCAATGAGCGTTGAACAACCGAATGATTCTATCGCGGGTATCCTTCATGCCTCCGAACTTCGCATTGATTTTCCGCATTGGTTTCGTGCGACGTTCATAGTAGTCCGTCATCGCGCCCAGCTCCACCTTTCCAGCGTGCCAGTCGTATGTCTCCTCGGTTTCTCCGAAGGGAACTGGGAGAACATCGTCAATCGAAGGAGTCCCGAAGTTTTCCTGCTGCTTGTCCACTTCAAGAGCGATGCTACATGTGAAGGTCACGATGCGACCGTACTCCCGATAACACTTCGGAACGATGGAAGAGCCGAAGCGCACAACCTCGCTCTTGCCATCGTAATTGAACAGGAACTTCTCTTTCGTTCCGTGGCGGGCATTGTAAAAATCGACGAGCACCTTAAAGTTCTTCTTGTAGTCAGCCATGCCGCCGATGGTGAACTCGTAGGTTTTCTTCGCGTGAATCCTCTTGCGGACATATTGCTTTTCGCCGCTCTCAAACTCTACTTCTTTGTTGCCCCATGTGTAGGAGACTTTGACATCTCCGATGGGAGCAAAGGGAAATGTGTCCATACTCTGTTCCTCCTTTGTAATAACAATGGATAGTCTTTGGCCCCCTACCCCATAACTTAGCTATACCAAGGTGTCCTGAACCATCCCCGAAAAGGAAAGGGAGCACATTGCTCCGAAAGGAAAAGAACACAGGGAATTGCACCCCTCATGCGTAATGTAAAAAACAGGGGGTCTTTGCAACCCTATTTGCACAAAGTTTAATCAACATATAATCAACAACATCTATCGATGTACCATTTTAAGCATAGAACGCCGATAGATAGCCCTAGCGTTCGTTCTGAGCGCGTTGGAACATTTATGTGAAGAAGTTATCCTAGAAACAAAAATAGAGGCCCTAGGACGAGCCTAGAGCCTCACAATCATCATCTGAAACCAAAGTGCTGCTGGCGTCCGAGGATAGCCTGTACTGCCCTCGGATTCTCAGCAAGTGCTTTCATAACATCGTCGCTCGATGCGTGAGTGTTGAGGACAACGACACCGCCGCCGTTTCCTCCGTTCTCACCCATCTTGCGGATGGTATTCGTCTGGTCTACCATCAGTTCCTCCAAGCGTTTGTTGGAGTTCTCATGGGTAAGCCCCTGCGCTTTCTTCGTAGCCATCGGAGAGAGCTGCGGGACATACGGCGTCGGACTGATAGCACCGCCGCCAGCGTACTTGCCATAGTTCATCTGGTCGAGCTTGTCTTTGCCGATGCGCTTCGTCGCTTCCTCGGTCATCACGTACTCACCATTGGAGAGGTACACGAACTTGTCTTTGTTCGCGAGGTATGCAAGGATGCTGTCGGATGTACCCGTGCCAGCACCGTGAATCGCACCGCCAGCCTGTCCACCCGAGGCATAACCGATGATGCCACCCGTTGCCTTTTTATCAACGAAGCCACCATTTGCATGACCGCCAAACAATCCGCCGATCAACGGGTCGAGGTGACGGGTCATCAGGATATTCAATGCAAGCTGTCCGATGCTCTTCCACAGATTCTTGAACGAATCAGCGAAGGATTTTCCTTCGAGGAGCACGTCGGAAAACATCGTATGGAAGCCATTCGTAATCGTAGTCTGGAGCTGCCGAGCCGAATCGTTGATAACATCGTCGCACTTCTTCGTCTCCGTAGCTACATTGTGAAGCTCCGTGATGGTGTTGCGCATCGTGACATTACCAAGGTTCTTCGTCTGCTCAATGCTTTCGTCGATGTCTTGGAGATGTTCTTTCTCCGTGTTGAGCTGGTTATTGATTTCATCGCGCTTACGAATAACAGCGTTCAATTCCTCAATCTCAGCTGGATTTCCTTTGGCTTGCAACTCCTTGACCTTTGCGTCCTGTTTATCATACTCTGCCTGTACTGCATTTACGCTCTTCTGTGCGACAATCCTGTCGTTCCCCATCGTCACTAAGTCTTCGTCGGTCTGTTTCATCGCGGCCACAAGGTTCTCGTTGAGCTTCTTCTTGTAGTTATCGAGGATTTCCTTCTTCGCTTTCGCAGCCTCCTCATTGGCTTTGTACTGGGGCATACGGTTATCCATCGTCTGTTCGTTGTAGTAATTGTCAACCTCGGACATCTGCGTCTTTACGTAGTCGCTCTGCGTCATGTGGCCGACAACATCAGCGTAATTCCCACGGGCTTTCAGAGAAGCGGTGAATGCCTCGTCGTATCCAGCTTTCGCCATCTGGTTATTTTTGACGGCCTGCTGCAAGTCCTTCGAGTTCTGCGCTTTCGACGCAAGCTCGTTCTGCGATTCGTCCGACAGTTTGCCAAAGTCCGTATTGCCGATAGCCGCAAGGACATCATTGTGCTTGCCATCGTGGAGCGTTGCCCACAGATCATTGTTCGTCTTCGTCTTCGCGGCTTTCCAAAAGTCCACGTTCTGCGTAGTCTGCGCGACCTGCACTCTGGCATCTTTGAATGCATCGGCATGCTGTTGCGGATCGAGGTTGCCACGAATCTTCTGCCCGAACTCAATGACGGCCTGCGTTGTCTCGTGGAGCTTCTTTGCCAACTGGTCGAACTGACGCTTCAATTCGATGCCGCTCTTGTTCCACGAATACAGGCCCTTCTGCGTTCCTTTCCATGCGTCAACAATCTGAACACCAGCGCCTTTGACAGAGATGCCAGCCGCGCTGAAATCAGCGGAGGCCGATTTTGTTGCCTGCGAGAAATCAGCGGCAGCACCGCCAGCGTCGCTAACGTGGTAGTTATCACCATTGGTTTTACCCGTCCAGTTTGCGCGGTCGTATTCGTCGTAAATACGGAGCCCGTGAGCCTCGGCCCATTCTGTCATCTTTCCACGGAAATCTGCATCGTAGAAAAGGTCGGACACAAGGTCAGCCGCCTTGCCTGCCGCATGGTTCGGATCGTCGTGACTGCCGCCGGTCGTTGATGTGACTTCAAAATCCTTGTCACTACCTGCGACAATCTGCGCTGCACGAAGGAAATGCTCATGGAACATAGCGAGCTTCGTAAGGAACTCTGGGTCGAGAGCGTCGGAGTCATCCCATTTAATATCATAGTTTGCCCCGAGGATTCCTGTCGGCGTAGCGTCGATGTCACCCGTGGTATTCGCAGGAGCAGCAGCCTGCTGCTGTTTGTTCCCTTCGTTAGCATACGTGTCGATGTTACGGGCGTAATCATCTTGGTTGTCATCATGGTTCCATCCATCGGATGCGATGTTACCATTGTCATCTAAGTCGATAAGGTTTACAAACTCTGTTGCCGTTGGTGCGCGGAGAGCCCGTGCTCTTTTACCATCGACACCATCGGCATAGTATTCGTAGGCATAGGCTTTTTCAAAGTCTTCATCCGACGCGTACTGATGCAATTGGCCGATGCCAGTAAGGATGCCAGCATAGTTGTGGTACTGCTGCTGCCGTGCACCGTACCCACCTTCGGCCATCATCTGTCCATAGAGGAAGTCAGAGTTGACCTGCGCCCCGCCGAGATGTTCGGAGATGATGGCGGCGGTTTCGTCAGCAATCTTACGAAGTTCTGGCGATGTGTACCCGCCGTTCGCGTAGTCATGAGAGTTCGCAACGTAGCCGCTGCTTACCTTGTGATTGTTCTCATCATCGAAGTCATCGCCGTTCTTCGGAGCGCGAGTGCTGAAGTCGTAGCCAGCAAAGGCCGTTCCCTTGTCACCTTTGGTAAGATGCGTGGTATATGCATCGAGCTGCCCACGGATGTCAGCGTTCGGATAGAGTGCGGCAAG